AATGTACAACTGTTGCCGTGGCAGCAGGAAGTCTACTCTGATCCTACACGGTTCAAGGTAGTAGCGGCAGGGCGACGGACAGGGAAGTCACGCCTCGCTGCATGGTTACTTATCATTAATGCACTACAGACCGACAAAGGTCAAGTTTTTTACGTTGCGCCCACTCAGGGACAGGCCCGTGATATCATGTGGCAAACCCTGATGGAGCTAGGAAACCCTGTGATTACTGGTGCCCACATCAATAATCTACAGATCAAGCTGGTCAACGGGGCCACGATTAGTCTCAAAGGAGCCGATAGGCCAGAGACAATGCGTGGTGTTTCCTTGAAGTTTCTTGTGATGGACGAGTACGCAGACATGAAGCCTGACGTATGGGAGCAAATTCTCCGTCCTGCACTAGCTGACCAAAAAGGTTCAGCGATGTTCATAGGTACGCCTATGGGCCGTAACCACTTCTACGAACTGTACAAGATGGCAGAACTAGGAGATGACGAAACGTACAAGGGGTGGCACTTTACGTCTTACGACAACCCCATACTGGACCCTGACGAGATAGACACAGCCAAGAAGTCTATGTCCTCGTATGCGTTCCGTCAGGAGTTTATGGCGTCGTTTGAGGCCAGAGGCTCTGAAATGTTTAAAGAGGATTGGGTACAGTTTGGTGAAGAACCAGACGATGCCCAGTACTACATAGCTATTGACTTAGCTGGCTTTGAAGAAGTCAACAAGAAGAGGACTAAAAATACTAAACTTGATGAAACTGCAATTGCTGTTGTTAAAGTTGGTACTGATGGTTGGTACGTTGATAACATTATACATGGGCGGTGGAGCCTTGATGAGACTGCCACCAAGATATTTCAGGCCGTTAGAGATTACGAACCCGTCTGTGTCGGTATTGAAAGAGGAATAGCAAAGCAGGCTGTAATGAGTCCCCTGACAAATCTAATGAAGCAGTACGGGAGATTCTTTAGAGTTGAAGAACTAACTCACGGTAACAAGAAAAAGACTGACAGAGTTATGTGGGCTTTGCAAGGTAGATTTGAAAACGGTCAAATAGAACTAAGAAAAGCAGATTGGAACAATAGGTTTATGGATCAACTGTTTCAGTTTCCTGATCCTTTAACCCACGATGATTTGGTTGATGCTTTAGCTTACATAGACCAGCTAGCCAAAGTAGCCTATAATTACGACTTTGAAATCGACGATCACGAAATTTTAGATATAGTAGCAGGATACTAAACATGATGAACCCTTTACCAGACGAACTAGTAAAGTCTATGAGTAACAAACGTGTTTGGCGTCCTGTCAATACATACGGAATCTACGCAATTTCTGCTGTAGTGTTCTTTACACTTGGGTACAGCGTAGCAATAATCTAAGGAAAATACTATGGCAGACGAAATTCTAAGTCCAGACCCTTTAATGATTCAAGAATCACTAGAAGATTGGGTGATGACTAAATGTGAAAATTGGCGTGATAACTACGAGTCAAACTATGCTTTTAAGTTTGAAGAGTATTACCGACTGTGGCGAGGACAATGGGATCCTGCTGACTCTGAAAGAGCGTCAGAGCGTTCTAGAATTATTTCTCCCGCGTTGCAACAAGCCGTAGAGTCTAATGTAGCGGAACTAGAAGAAGCCACGTTTGGTCGGGGTAAGTGGTTTGACATTAGCGATGATGTAGCTGACAAAGAAAAATTAGATGTACAATACTTACGCAACAAACTAACAGAAGACTTTGAGTCTTGTAAAGTGCGTAAAGCTGTTGCTGAGTGTCTCATTAACTCTGCTGTATTTGGTACAGGTATAGGTGAGATAATTCTTGAAGAAGTTAAAGAAATGGCACCCGCTACTCAACCTATTATGGACGGGGGTCTTACTGCTGTTGGTGTAAACATTACCGATAGAGTTGTTGTTAAACTCAAACCTGTACTTCCACAGAACTTTTTGATTGATCCTGTAGCTACATCTGTAGAAGATGCTATGGGTGTAGCTATTGATGAGTTTGTTTCTAAGCACAGCGTAGAGCTTTTACAAGAACAAGGTATTTATCGTGAAGGATATGTAGGGTCTGCTCCAGAAGATACAGATTTAGAACCAGATCAAGACCTAACAGTATACAACGATGACAAAGTACGATTGACCAAGTATTATGGTCTTGTTCCTCGTGAACTCCTAGAAGAAGAAGGAGTAGACGTAGAAACAAATTCTATGTATGTTGAAGCTATTGTAGTAATTGCTAATGGCGGTATGTTGTTAAAGGCTGAAGCTAACCCGTACATGATGCAGGATCGTCCTGTAGTTGCTTTTCCTTGGGATATAGTACCTAGTCGGTTCTGGGGTCGTGGTGTTTGTGAGAAAGGCTATAACAGCCAGAAGGCGCTTGATACAGAGCTACGCGCTCGTATTGATGCACTAGCCCTAACTATCCACCCAATGCTTGCTATCGACGCTACACGGCTTCCTAGAGGGGCTAAACCAGAAGTACGTCCCGGTAAAATGATCTTAACTAACGGAGATCCGCGTGAAGTACTACAACCGTTTAACTTTGGACAAGTTGGTCAAATTACCTTTGCACAAGCCCAAGCCCTACAAGGCATGGTACAGCAGGCTACTGGAGCCGTTGACTCGGCGGGTATCGCAGGACAAGTTAATGGCGAAGCTACTGCTGCTGGGATCAGTATGTCTCTTGGTGCTATTATCAAACGCCATAAGCGCACTCTTATAAACTTTCAACAATCTTTCTTACTTCCTTTTGTTACTAAAGCTGCTCATAGGTATATGCAGTTTGATCCTGAGAACTATCCTGTGGCCGACTACAAGTTTAACGCTACTTCTACTTTAGGCATTATTGCCAGAGAATACGAAGTTACTCAACTTGTCCAACTCTTGCAGACTATGCAACAAGACAGTCCTTTATATCCTGTTATGATTCAAAGTATTATTGACAACATGAATCTTAGCAACCGTGAAGAACTTATTGCTACTATGCAGCAGGCGCAACAGCCTAACCCAGAAGCACAACAAATGCAACAAGCAGTACAGCAAGCGCAGATGGAGTTCCAACAAAGTCAAACAGCGGCTCTTTCAGCACAAGCACAAGAGTCTCAAGCAAGGGCTACTAAGTATGCTATTGAAGCTCAGTTGGCTCCTGAAGAACTTGAGATTGATAAAATTAATGCTATTACTCGTAACCTCCAAGCAGGAGATCAAGACGATAAAGAGTTTGAACGTAGAATTAAAATCGCAGATGCCCTTTTAAAAGAAAAACAGATAGAAGGAAAACGTCAAGATGCTCCTGACAACCAAAGAAATGAACAACCTACTACACCAAATCAACGAAGTGTTCAGCCATCAGTCCGCCAGATTGGACTTGTTGGAGAGCCGGGTCAAGGAAATGGAGGATCACTTTAATGCCAAACAAGAAAGACCCAAGACTAGCAAGAGCGGGAGTAAGCGGGTTCAACAAACCAAAAAGGACGCCTAATCACCCTAAGAAGTCTCATGTAGTTGTGGCTAAGGAAGGCGACAAAGTAAAGACTATACGTTACGGACAACAAGGAGTTAGCGGTGCGGGTAAAAATCCTAGCACTCCTAAAGAAAAAGCAAGGCGTAAGTCGTTTAAAGCTCGTCATGCTAAAAACATAGCCAAAGGTAAAATGTCTGCGGCTTATTGGGCAAATAAATCTAAATGGTAAGGAGATAGCTATGCCAATGGTTGGAAAAAAGAAGTTCCCTTATACAGCTAAAGGAAAAGCAAAAGCCAAAGCTGCTGCTAAAAAAACAGGAAAGAAAGTAAAAAAGGCTAAGGGTTACTAATGCCTAAGAAAAAGAAAGCAAGCGATGCCTGTGCAAAGAAGGTTAAATCCCGTTACAAGGTATGGCCTTCTGCGTATGCGTCTGGTGCTGTAGCTAAGTGCCGTAAGGTAGGGGCTAAGAACTGGGGGAATAAACGTGGCAGTAAGAAAAAGTAAGAAAGGCGCGGCCCTAAAAAAATGGTTTAAGGAAGATTGGGTAGACGTAAAGACAGGTAAAGAATGTGGCAGGAAGTCTGCTAGTAAGTCTAAGCGTCCTTATCCTTCTTGTAGACCTAAGAAAGTAGCTTCTAAAATGACTGCTGCTGAGAAACGTAGCTCTTCTGCGCGTAAGACAGGACCAGCTAAAATTAAACATGCAGTAACGGCATCAGGAAGAAGGAGAAAAAGTACCAAAAAATAAAACTTGACTTTAGTTATAAAATATGGTATAATATATAATATATAGTTCTATAGAGATAATCAAGGCGACCTCAAATGAACCAAGAAACACAAACATATTACGACAATTATTTTAATCTTTTTGCTACAGATGGTTGGAAACAACTAGTACAAGAGTTTGGTGACAACGCTACACCAATCAATAGTGTAGAGGCAGTTAAAGATTCTAACGATATGTACTTCCGTAAGGGACAACTAAACGTATTAGCCCACTTACTTAACATGGAAAACATAGTAACTACTAACTACGAAGAAGCTAGTAAGTCTGAAGAAGATGATTAAAGTATTTGATTTTCGTTGTACTAATGGACACATTTTTGAAGAATTTGTAGATGAAGGCACAACAGTCAGTAGGTGCGATTGTGGTGCTAACGCTACAAAAATTCTATCAGCTACTCAACATATCCTTGAAGGTGCTTCTGGGGACTTTCCCGGTAGACACATGAAGTGGGTACGTGAACACGAGAAAGCTGGTAGTAAATAACAGGAATCCAATCGGGCAACTCCTATTTTGATTTCTCCATAACCTATTAAGGCGGGGTAAGTTTACAATGTCAAGAGCAACACTAATTGATGAGCGTCAGGAAGAAGATACAGAAATAACCGATACGTTAGATACACAAGATACTGTAGAGACTCCTCAAGAAGAGGAACAACCTCAACCAGAATCAGAGCTTCCAGAAAAGTACCAAGGTAAGTCAGTAGAGGATCTAGTGCAAATGCACCAAGAGCTTGAAAGATTTACAGGTAAACAGAGTACAGAAGTTGGTGATCTACGTAAAGTTGTTGATGATTATATTTCATCTCAGACACAACTCTCACAACAAGCACCTGAAGTACAGCAACAAGACGAAGAGGTTGACTTTTTTGTTGATCCTCAAACTGCTGTAGCACGAGCAATAGATAATCATCCTAAGATTAAAGAAGCGCAAGCATATACGGAGCAAGCTAAAAAGCAAGCTGCACTTGCACAACTTCAACAACAGCACCCTGATATGGAATCTGTATTACAAGATCCTAAGTTTGCTGAGTGGATCCAAGGATCAAAGATTAGAACACAATTGTTTATAAGGGCTGACCAAGAGTACGATTACGACGCTGCAAGTGAACTATTTAATAACTGGAAAGAACGGAATCAAGTAGTTAAACAAACAGCAGAAGTAGAAAAAGCTTCACGTAAGAATGCAATTAAATCAGCCAGTACAGGCAACGCTCGTGGTACAGGAGAAGGAACACGTAAGAAAGTTTATCGTCGTGCTGACATTATTAAACTTATGCAATCTGATCCTGACCGCTACATGGCACTACAGCCTGAAATTATGGCAGCTTATGAAGAGGGACGGGTCAAATAATTTAATGGAGAATTATAATGGCTATTAATCCCGGTCAACCTTATGCTACAGCTGATAGTATTGTAGGCAAAACAGAAGCTGCAACTTTTATCCCCGAAATTTGGTCGGATGAAATTATTGCTGCTTATCAAAAGAACTTGAAGATGTCCCCTCTTGTCAAGAAAATGTCTATGACAGGCAAGAAAGGCGACCTGATTCACGTACCTAAGCCTGTTCGCGGTTCAGCGGCAGCAAAAGGCGAAAACTCTAAAGTTACTATTCAGGCAACTAATGAAGGTGAAATGACGATTTCTATTGACCGTCATTTTGAGTACTCGCGTTTTATTGAAGACATTGTAGAAGTACAAGCTTTGTCTTCTTTGCGTCAATTCTACACTGAAGATGCTGGTTATGCGCTGGCTCTGAAAGTAGACACTGACTTGATGAACTCTGCTACTGGCTTTGGTAACGGTACGCTTGATCTTGATGCTCCTTCTGGCGCAGATTGGGTTAACAATAACAGTTACTACTTTAACGCTGCTGTTGGTCTTGGTGCTTTTGCTGCTGGGACTACGGCATCAGGCGATAACTTTACTGACCTTGGTTTCCGTGACGCTATCAAGATTCTTGATGACGCTGACGTACCTATGGAAGATCGTTGCTTGATTATCCCACCTGCTGCTCGTAAGACAGTAATGGGTCTTGAGCGTTACGTATCTAGCGACTTCCGTGATGACCGCACTGTTAAGTCTGGTTTGATCGGTAACGTCTACGGTGTTGACATTTACGTATCTAGTAACTGTCCTACGCTTGAGACTAACGTCCGTGGTTGTATCTTTATGCACAAAGATGCTATCGTCCACGCAGAGCAACTGGGTGTACGTTCACAGACTCAGTACAAGCAAGAGTATCTGTCTACTCTGTACACTGCTGACACTCTCTATGGTGTTCAAGTGTATCGTCCTGAAGCTGGCCTCATCTTGGCTGTCTTTGACGAGTAATAGTTC